ATGATAGCCACATTGTTTACTTTCGCGATTTCTCTCGTGTTTAATGCTAAATTTGTCATAATTGTAACTTTTAATGATTTTTTATTCAAGGATTATATTCATTCTGCATTTTGTACTTCCTCCACAAACGCTTTCGCCAGTTTCAAGTGTACCGGGCAGGGAACAGCATTCCTCTCCCATTCCGCCCATTGCTCCTCCCGTTTCTTACGTTGTATCTCACGGTCGTAGATTTCCAACTGCTGTCGACGATATGCCTTGAATTCGATCAAGGCACGACAAATGACAACCGGATCAATATTCCCATAGAAAACCCCGAACTCTCCCCCTTTCAGCATGTGAAAAAAAAGCAGCAACTCAGACGCTTTTAGGAAATAGTATTCCGTCTCGATAATTCCGGCAACTTCTATCATTTGCCCAGGCTCGATCTTTCCATTCACGCCCGAAAAGTCGTTCAAATTTTCCAACTGAGCCATAATCCAAGCAAATACCTGTTTTTCCGGATAGGCTTGTAACAGGGCTGCAATGGAAGGTGCTTCGCCAAGAAATGAACGTTCTTTGTTTAAGGCGCAAACCTTTTGTAAGGACGGATTAAACGTTTTGGCAAATTGTAAACCATTACCGTATCGGCTGATCACCTTCATCGCAACCGGCGAACGCTTCTTGGAAATATCCGGCAAGTTCTGATTTGCGGTTTGTATCTCTGTTTTGTTTACATGTTCCATTTGATTCTCGTTTTAAATAGTTACCTTCCAGTATCTTCACGAAGTTTGAAGGTTTAAATATCCAGTCGAAATCGGCACGCCAGTTCCGATTGTTTTCTCCTAACAGGAAAGGGCTATTCAAAACCAGATCAAAGACTTTCACGACAGATTCCTTGCCATGATTGGCTATCCTCGCACGTATGGCAGCCTTTCGCTTGTCTGTAATCTGTGTTACTCGTGATAATTTACCCTCAAACTTCGCATTAAACAAATCCACCAAAGCTTGAAAATCTATCGAGATTTTCGACTTGGGGACATCCCCTGTCAAGGGGATAATATTATTATCTTGTCTTATCTTATCTTCTCTTATCTTATCTGCATCGATTTTGGTATGCAAAACCGCGTCTTTAGCATCCGATTTCTTATGCATTTGCATTGCATTTGCATTTTTCTCCTCTTTTTGGACTGTTTTTCCGGAAATATCCAAAGGCGAAAATTCAGAAAAATCATCTTTTGCATCCGATGATTCATGCATTTGCATTGCATTTGTATCCTGCCTATCGACCGATTCTTTAGAAGATCCTTCAGACGAAGATTTATTTCCCCACCTCTTTTTTGCTGCTTCTTGGGCTCGTTTGCTCTTTGCGTCTAATGGCTCCATCCTTCGATTCAATGACTCGGAGTAGAAGCACTCACCATCCTCGGTGAAGGCAAATAACCCGAAATCACAAATCACGCTCTTTACAAGGAAGGCGTCAGACCTTAGATCGTAAGCCAATAGATTGTAGTCGGCTTTCAAGCTATAGCACACACTGTCACACAATTTTTCTATCAATGCAAAGTATAAGCCATATCCTGTCCACCCGTGCTGAATACGCAAAGCTATTATACGTTCATCGCTGCGAGCATTACAATCATGTGGGAAATATTTGTTCATAATTTACGCTATCATTTTCTGACGAATCAGGTTCATATTCTTCTTCACCAGCTTTACTATCTGGTCGTGATATTTGCTTACACCATTGCAAACGGATCGGGACTGGATGACATCCAGTGTCTTCAATGAAACCTCTATCGTCTCCAATCGTTTTCCAGCCGTGTCCTTTGCCGACAATATCAAGCATTCCGGCCGCCTGTAGTATCCGTTCTGATACACACAATGGTGCATGGCCTTACCTTCCTGATAAAACTGGGTGACACTTTCCAAAGGGCGGATGATTATATCCTCTTCTTCGATTCTCAATCCGAAGAACTTTTCCATCCGCTCGTAGAAGCCGGCTATATCCTTCATTAACTTTTCGCGCTTACTGATAGCTTGTGCTCGATTCCTTTCCTGTCTCAACTTGGCTTCACGTTCCTGTTTTATCTTTAGTAGTTTATCATGTACAGTCTTCAGGTTCTTAGGGCAGACATAGTGGGCGTTACGCATATCTTTGCCGAAATAAGATAGTAAAGACATATAATCTTCCCACATAGAAGCGTCCTTAATGATGTAATGGTTGCGGTTGCAGATGTTGAACGACGGTTTATAACGAAGTTGGGAGAAGCCAGTTTTATACATGTGTTTCAACATGGATATTTGCCCGGTCTTGAGACACAGTTCCACATCGTTTCCACCTTTCAACAAGTCACGTATCAATTTTGACGGGGTTACATCTGGGAACCATCGATTCAGTCCCCGTTTTTTCAATTCCGGCAGCAGCTCTTTCCTTGGATAAAGCTCTCCATATATCGCATACAAATCACCGTAATAGTTATATGGATTACTTCCATATTCTCCTTTGATGCTGAGAGGTGAACTATACGCAAATCCGTTACCTCCCATATTAATCGGTCGGGCTATGATCGTACGTTTTCCGTCTTCACGAATCCACTCTTGAACCACTTCTGTAAAATCATAATACACCGGAGAAGTTTCCTTCCGAACATTTTTCCAGCATAGTATATGCCGGATCACCTGGAACCCGCCTTTCACTTGCAGGATGGACATATACGCCTCTTCACGGATCTTCTGCTTCCGGCTAACCTTTACGTCCAATTGATGATGGCAATAAGGGCATTCGATTTTGTCTCCCAATTTATCTTTACTCGTATTGACCCACATCTTACCACATTCGGAACACCATAGCTCATCCTTACATTTGTAGGCAAAATGGTCAAACAGATGCTCTTTGGCCCAGTCTTCCTGTTCCTTCGTGATGGCAGGCAGCTTTCCACTTAACTCCGTCACCCGTTTTTCCAATTTCGTTCTCGGCTTCATATTAAAACAGACTCATTTGTTGGACATTTGCATCTGCTTTTTTCTTTGCAGGCTTCTTTTTGAGCAATCGGTATTGCTCTTCGGCCAACCGTTTGATAGCCGCTTCACGGGCCGCATTCTTGTCCTCCTCCGTCAACTCTACCTTTTGATTGGAAGAAATAGAGCAACCGGAAGAAACTTTTTCTATCTTGATATTCTCTTCGTCATAATAATGTACGGCCATCCCAAAGACTTCTGCATCACTCATTACGACGGAAGTTCCCCGTTTACGGGCTTCTCCTAAAATGTAACGACAGCATTCATCTATATTCTTTTTAGGATTTTCAAACTTGGGAGCAAACAAGGGATCTTCTGCAACTCGTTGATCCAAATATTTCTGTATTGTATCTTTGAACTCTTTCATAACTTACTGGATTGTCATAGGCATTAATAAATAGGTAAGTTCTTCGCCCTCGGCTTGCTTCTCTGGGGCAATGAGAATAGCGGTACTGGGAGTGCCGAAAGAAAGTATCGAACGATCGCCGTCAATACAAGAAATCATATCTTGTATCAAAGTCGCTTTCACACCGATAATAAACTCCCTTTCTCCAAATTCTACCGGAATGGTTTCTTCCGCAGAAGTGGAATAATCCAAGTCCTGGGCCGATACAACAAGCTTATCATAACGGGCACTCAACTTTATAAGGCATGATACTTTACTTGAAAATACAGAAGTGCGCTTTATGGCTCCCAATAGTAATTTGGTATCCGTTTTCAGTTCAAGATTGTTGGATTTCGGAACAACAGCCCGCCAATTGGGATAACGACCTTCCACATTACGAAAAGAAATTTCGTAATCCTCGAAAGAAATTTCCGACCAATCGCTTCCTACTTTAATTGTTAGTTCTTCTTCAGATAACGGAATCAACCCTTTCAAAACAGATGCGATCTGTCGGCTGATGATTACCGAACAGGTCTCTGTGCAACATTGTTTTTTTCTCTTAAACAAACCAAGCCCATGTCCATTAGAAGAAACAAAGATGATTTCTCCCGGAGCCGTTTCAATAGATACGGAGTTCATAATAGGGCGCAGTTCGTCTGCAGCTGCAAAATTGATCACTTTGGAGATACCGTTATTGAATTCTTCCGCCGTAGTCCGGATTTCGTCAAGAATCTCTGTCTTTTTCTTTTGCGGGAAAGGCTTCGAATCATATCCAACGACCTCGAATTTACCTCCATAATATTTAATAAGAATCGATTTATTGTCCGGATTGATATAAATATCAAGAGGCTGCTCCGGCAATGTTTTCAGCCCATCAAGAATGGAGGCAGGAACACAGATTGAAAGATCTTCCTCAGCCATACATTCCAAACTGGCCGTAATCCTGCCTTCGTCATTGGCAGTCGTAATAAACAACCGTTCATCTTTTATTTCGAACAGGTAGTTGCATACTATCGGAGTCGTAGATTTCGACGGAATTATTCGAGAAAGTTGCTGCAATTTCGCAAGCAACATATTTTTTGAAACAGATATTGTCATTGTGCCTAATTTTATGGAAGGCACCAGGTAAGTGGTTATTTATCGGATATTTACAAGAAAGTTTAAGACAATATATATAAACACAAAAAGTTGGACCTCAAACTTTCGTTCAAAATCCAACTCGCTATTTCAACCGCAAATATAGAGGCTTTTTCTTAATCTACAAATTATTTCCGCCTTTTTTTATTTTTTCTTCAAAGACATACCTCAGTATCTTAATATTTAAACGATCAATGATACTAAAGTCTGTTTTTACATAACCAGCCGTAACCCGGAGCGGAGACGCATGATTTAGACATAACCCAACAACATCTAACCCAGCTTCAAAAACAACCTGAGCTATTGTAGCCCAAGAATGCCGGAATGAATATGTAGAAACAGGAGGTAAACCACCCAATCTCACAATATCCTTTATTCCTCTATTCACGCAATCATTAAAAGTTTTATCCGAAGCATATATTTCATTGAAATTAAACAGCCAGTCCCCTCTTCCTTGATATTTAAGAAACAAAGGTTTTACTAAATCCGGAACCTCTATCTCAATATAGGCCTCATCAGCTCTCCGCCCCTTTGTCTTCATTCTATTATAGCAGAGTTTTCCATCCTTATAACAACCTTTACCCAAATTGTAAAGATCCACCGTATTTATTCCAACCAGGCAAAACACCAACAATGATACATCTTTGGCGATATATGCTCTTGGTGGCATACCTCGCTTACTTGGTTTCAAAGAGGTAATATCAACATCAAAAAAACGCCTGAGGACATCCACCGGTAACGCCTTCTTGTCTGCAATATTCTTAGGAGGTATCTTTACCACACGAAACGGATCATGCCTAATGCGCATCTCACCGGTATCGTAGTCATTAAATTTATCACATCCGGCCCTAAACATGGTTTTCACGCAATTCGGATAGGCATTCTTTTTCTGCCTGCTGTTTTTCATAGAAGAAATCCAATCCTTCAGAAAAAAGGACGTTATATCGGAAAAAGATATATTTGGGTTACCAAAGTAACTCTCCATGCTCTTAAGAGCTAACAGATAGTTTTTCGCACTTCTTCCCCGGCCTTCATTCTCCATTTTCAAGATAAACTCTCGACCAAAGTCGGAAAACGAAATAGAGTCCCGGTCATTCTTAAGAAAATTCATAACCCTCTCCAAATTCCATCCTTCCGTATTGACACGATTCAAACGATCCAAATAAGTTTCTATTTGGACATACACATCTTTAATGATATAAGGGTCTGTTATATCACCATTCCGAACAAACTTAGCTTTGCATACCTTATTTGTCTTGATATATCCTACTTGACGAAGGTGAGTTACCCTGATATAAATAGGATATGTATTATCTTTTCTTTTCCCCCTGACACAAACTTTGAAATAAGCCATCACTGTAAACTATTTGTAAACGGAGCCTTTTATTCTGGCAAGACTTCCATGTTAAACCAGCAATGTAAGGAGGTAAAAACTGGTCAAATAGTCCTAAGTCATTATATCTCAAACAGCCACAATAACCTTTTTAATAATCAGTTATGGGAGATTAGCATTACAAAGAATATGCTTCAGTTAACAATACTGTCTGACATAATCCACTGTTTAATTGAAAAATGAGAATTGAGAATTGAAAATGAGAAGATCCTGCTCATTTCAATTGACAACCCAAGCGCGAAGGTAGATATTTTCATTGGTTTTAGGAAGATTATTGTAACATTTTCCGTAATTTTGCGCATATATAATTATCAATTTTCAATTCATCCGTTGGAGGTACAAGATTTACTAAAACAATATGCCGCCCATCCGCAAGTGGCGGCATTAAATACCCTGTTAAAAAACAAAACGTCCCGCAATATATTTCTGAAAGGACTGAACGGTTCAGGGGCCGCAATGATAATAGCTTCTCTTTTTTCAAAAAGAAGAGGAAGTTATGTGTGTGTGTTGAATGACCTAGAGGATGCCGGCTACTTTTATCACGATCTGGTGCAACTCACAGGAGGTGACGGAATCTATTTCTTTCCTTCCGCTTACCGACGTGCTATCAAGTACGGACATGTGGATCCAGCCAACGAAATCCTGCGGACAGAAGTTCTCAGCACGCTGCAGGATCCGACTGCTCCCTTCATCATTGTCACCTATCCGGAAGCATTGGCGGAGAAAGTAATTTCACGGGAGATCTTGAAAGAAAACACGCTGAAGATCAGTGTCAGCGAAAGGTTGGACAATATGTTTGTTTCTGACGTACTGGACGAATACGGCTTCGAGCAGGTAGATTATGTTTATGAGCCAGGGCAGTATGCGATGCGCGGCAGTATCTTAGATGTGTTCTCGTTCTCGTATGAATTTCCCTATCGTATCGACTTCTTTGGAAACGAAGTAGAGACGATCCGTTCGTTCGATGTGGAAACACAGCTATCCAAAGAAAAACTGGACAGCATCTATATCGTGCCCGAAATGACAAAAGGAAACCGGACCAACTCATCCTTACTAGATTCATTGCCATCCGAGACACTGCTCGCTAGCAAAGACATGGCATGGGTAAAAGAACGTATCGGCAGTATCTGGAATGAAGAACCAATCACCGGGGACGAAGAATCGTTTGCCAACATCGAGCAACTGCGGGCCAAATTAATTACCGGAGAGGATTTTCTACATGCGGCACTTGGTTTCTGCCGGCTCCATTTTGGTACGCGGCCTACAGGAGTAGCCGATGCCACCCTGACTTTCTCAATGGAAGCACAACCGATCTATCATAAAAATTTCGATTTGGTAAGCGAGTCTTTCCATAAATATTTAGAAGACGGCTATACATTATATATACTGAGCGATGTAGAAAAGCAAGCAACCCGTATCAGGGCCATTTTTGAGGATCGGGGAGACGACATACCTTTTACCTCCGTCAACAAGACCATCCATGAAGGTTTTGCCGACGAGACCTTGCGTGTCTGCCTTTTCACGGATCACCAGTTGTTCGACCGCTTTCATAAATTCAACTTGAAAAGCGATAAAGCAAGAAGTGGAAAACTCTCTCTGTCGTTGAAGGAGTTGAACCAATTCACGACCGGCGATTATATCGTACATATCGATCATGGTATCGGACAATTCGGCGGGCTAGTCCGTACGGAAGTAAACGGAAAAATGCAGGAAGCCATCAGACTGATCTACCAGAACAACGACATTATATTCGTCAGCATTCACTCTCTCCATAAGCTATCCAAGTATAAAGGCAAGGACAGTGGGGAACCGCCCAAGCTGAGTAAACTCGGAACAGGAGCCTGGGAGAAGATGAAAGAACGCACCAAGTCAAAAGTAAAAGATATCGCCCGCGATTTGATTCTCCTCTACTCCAAACGAAAACAGGAAAAAGGTTTCGCTTACAGTCCAGACAGTTTCATGCAGCACGAACTGGAAGCCAGCTTTATCTACGAAGATACCCCTGACCAGATGAAAGCAACAGCCGATGTCAAAGCCGATATGGAGAACGACCGTCCGATGGACCGACTGATTTGCGGAGATGTAGGCTTCGGGAAAACGGAGGTAGCCATTCGTGCCGCTTTCAAAGCCGTTTCGGACAACAAGCAAGTTGCCGTGCTGGTCCCGACTACAGTATTAGCATTCCAGCACTATCAAACATTTTCCGAACGGTTGAAAGATTTTCCCTGCCGAATCGAATATATCAGCCGGGCACGTACGGCGAAAGAGATAAGGGAAACTTTGAAAGACTTGAAAGAAGGAAATATCAACATTATCATCGGCACCCATCGAATCGTCGGAAAAGATGTCACATTCAAAGATCTCGGTCTGCTGATTATCGACGAGGAACAGAAATTCGGCGTATCCGTCAAAGAGAAGCTACGCCAGCTGAAAGCCAACGTCGACACGCTCACCATGACCGCCACTCCGATTCCTCGTACCCTGCAATTCTCGTTGATGGGAGCCCGTGACTTGTCGAGCATCACGACTCCCCCACCCAACCGCTATCCGGTTCAAACAGAGGTAGAACGTTTTAACCCGGACATCATCCGAGAAGCCATCAATTTCGAGATGAGCCGTAACGGACAGGTTTTTTTCATCAACAATCGCATCCAAAATATTTATGAAATGGAAGCGCTTGTCAAACGTGAAGTGCCGGATGCCCGTATCGCTGTCGGTCACGGGCAGATGGAACCGGAGAAGCTGGAAAAGATCATTCTGGATTTCGTCAATTACGAATACGATGTACTGATCGCCACGAGCATTGTGGAGAGTGGCATCGACGTACCGAATGCAAATACGATCATCATCAATAATGCACAACAGTTCGGATTGTCCGATCTGCATCAACTACGCGGTCGTGTCGGGCGAAGTAACCGGAAAGCCTTCTGTTATCTCCTCTCTCCACCCTTGTCAAGTCTTACGCAGGAAGCACGCCGCCGTCTGCAGGCGATCGAGAATTTTTCAGAGTTGGGAAGCGGCATCCATATCGCCATGCAGGACCTTGACATCCGGGGTGCCGGTAATATGTTAGGTGCCGAACAAAGCGGTTTCATCGCCGACTTGGGCTACGAAACGTACCAGAAAATCCTGGAAGAAGCCGTTGACGAACTGAAAGCGGAAGAATTTGCCGACCTGTATTCCAACGCTACCGAAAATCGCCCCGACACCGGTAGCGAATATGTCCGTGAAACCTATATCGAAAGCGATTTGGAACTGATGTTCCCTCCGACCTACATCCCGAATGACTCCGAACGTGTCTCCCTCTATCGTGAACTGGACAAGATGGAGGAAGAGCGTGATATACTTGCTTTTACCGAGCGTCTGAAAGACCGTTTCGGAAAAGTGCCGAAAGAAGGGAAAGAACTGATCCGTGTCGTTCGCCTTCGCCGTATGGCAAAGACGTTAGGTATGGAAAAAGTAATTCTGAAAAAAGGACAGATGAGCATTTTTCTCGTCACTAATCCCGAAAGTCCTTACTACGAAAGCGAGGCCTTCGACAAGCTGCTCGGCTTCATCCAAAAGCATCCACGCGAATGCACGCTTCGCGAACAGAACGGAAAACGCAGTATCGTGATCAAGAATGTACCAACGGTAGAGGTGGCTTGTAATTACCTGGATGAAATCGGGAAAGTACAAATACAAAAATAAATAATATGAAGAAGACAATTATAGACCTTTTCGAAAATTCGGTAAAACAATATCCCGACAATCCCTTCCTGTGGGAAAAAACCAGGGATGCCTTCGAACCGACCACTTATAAAGAAGTTCAGCAACAAGTCTACGCTGCCGGTGCCGGACTGATAGCTCTCGGAGTGAAGAAGGGCGACAATATGGCGCTCCTTTCGGAAGGCCGTAATGCTTGGATCATCGGCGAACTGGCCATGTTCTATGCCGGCGCGACCAACGTCCCGCTTTCCATCAAGCTCGAAGAAGCGAACGACCTGCTGTTCCGTCTTGTGCATGCCGATGTGAAATATATCCTGGTTTCCGGCAACCAACTCAAAAAGATACGGGCTATCATGGATAAATTGCCTTTAGTCGAAAAAATAATTGTGATAGACGAACTGCCGGAATATAAAGAAAAAGAAATATCCTGGTCCGAAGTATTCCGGATGGGGAAAGAATATCTGGCATCTCATTCTCTGGAAGACTTCCTTGCTGTTGGACAATCCTTACAGAATAACGACTATGCGACGATTACCTATACCTCAGGCACGACGGCCGACCCGAAAGGTGTCATCCTGACGCACCGTAACTATACGGCGAACGTGGAGCAAGCCCTATCTTGTGTCGATATCGACGATACATGGCGCACATTAATAATCCTCCCACTCGACCATTGTTTCGCGCATGTGGTCGGTTTCTATATCTTCATGTCGAAAGGAGCATCCGTAGCAACAGTACAAGTCGGACGGACAGGGCTGGAAACATTAAAGAACATTCCGGTCAACATCAAAGAGTTCAAGCCCTACTTGATCCTGAGCGTCCCGGCACTGGCCAAGAATTTCAAAAAGAATATCGAACAAGGTATCCGTGCCCAGGGCAAGAATATAACCCGTTTGTTCGACTTTGCCCTCAAAGTAGCTTACATCTATAACGGAGACGGCAGAGAAGACAAGGGACGTGGTGTCCGATTCCTGCTGAAACCGCTCGTGAGCCTGTTCGACCACATGCTTTTCACGAAAGTCCGTGAAAACTTCGGCGGACAATTGAAGTTTTTCATCGGCGGTGGCGCACTGCTCGATAAAGACTTGCAAAAGTTCTACTACGCAATCGGACTTCCTATGTACCAAGGGTACGGACTAAGCGAAGCGACTCCCGTAATTTCCACCAACGGCCCGCACCGGCATACCTTCGGCAGCAGCGGTATGTTGGTCCGTCCGCTCGACCTGAAAATATGCGATGCCGACGGAAAAGAACTCCCGGCAGGCGAAAAAGGAGAGATCGTCATACGGGGCGAGAATGTGATGGCCGGCTACTGGAAGAACCCGGTATCAACTGCCGAAACCGTACGCGACGGGTGGCTCTACACTGGGGATATGGGATATATGGGGCATGACGGTCTGCTCTACGTCCTCGGACGTTTCAAAAGTCTGCTGATCGGTAGTGACGGGGAAAAATACAGTCCGGAAGGGATCGAGGAGGCACTCGTCGAACATTCTTCCTGCATCGACCAGCTGATCCTGTATAACAACCAGAGTCCCTCCCTATACCGTTGCCCTCGTCGTCCCTAACAAAGACCGGCTGAAGAAGCATCTGACGCACCAGTATCTTGATCTTTCATCCGATAAAGGACGCGAAGAGGCAATCCGGATCATCCAATCCCAGATAGACCGTTTCCGCAAGGGAGGCGACCTGTCCGCCCTTTTCCCCGATCGCTGGCTGCCTGCAGCTTTTGCTATCCTGCCGGAGCCTTTCACCGAACAGAACGGCATGGTCAACAGCACGATGAAGATCGTCCGCGGGAAAATAGAAAAAGCATATGCCTCTCGCATCGACCATCTCTACACACCGGAAGGAAAGAACCCGGTTAATGAAGAGAATAAAAAGGCATTAAATTGCTGAAAACACAAATTGCCATATCACTCCATTAAACTAAATAATTATTTATACTAAACACCTATGTTTTGAAAAGAGGATAGAATTATTAAAACGGAACCTCATTATTGCCGGGAGCCAAGAAATCGGTACCGGCCGGTGGTATGGGCGGCATTGTTTCCATCGGGCCTGAACTATTCATATTAGAGGAGAACTCGCGAACCGGAACATCTTCGTCCACATTCATGAACTTGGCGAACTCGCTCTTGAAACGAAGACGTACATCTCCGACCGCACCGTTACGATGCTTGGCGATAATAATCTCCGCCAGACCGATCAAGGAATTACCACGTTCGTCTTCCGTTATCTTATAATATTCAGGACGGTGGATAAAACAAACCATATCCGCATCCTGTTCGATAGCACCGGACTCACGCAAGTCGGCCAACTGCGGGCGTTTTCCTTCCGCCCCTTGACGTGCCTCGACACCACGGTTCAACTGAGACAAGGCAATGATCGGAATGTTCAGTTCCTTCGCCAATCCTTTCAACGACCGTGAAATAGTACTTACTTCCTGTTCACGGCTGCCGAAGCTCATACCGCTTGCATTCATCAACTGAAGGTAGTCGATAATGATGATCTTAATACCATGCTCACGCACCAGACGGCGAGCCTTCGTACGCAGTTCGAATACCGAAAGACTCGGCGTATCGTCTACATAAATCGGTGCATCATACAATTCTTTTATCTTAAAGTCCAACTGTTCCCATTCATAGTTTTCCAAACGCCCGCTCTTGATCTTCTCGCCCGGAATCTCACATACGTTCACGATCAGACGGTTGACAAGCTGGACGTTACTCATTTCAAGAGAGAACAGAGCCACCGGCGTGTTATGGTTTACCGCCATATTCTTAGCCATCGAAAGGACAAAAGCCGTCTTACCCATCGCAGGACGGGCGGCAATGATGATAAGATCGGAATTCTGCCATCCGGACGTCATTTTGTCCAATCCTTCGAAACCGGTGCGCAGACCGCTCAACCCTTCTTTTTGATTGGCAGCCTTCTCAAGCATAACCATCGCTTCCTTGATGACAGGATTGATCTGGGTAACATCTTTCTTCACATTGCGCTGAGAAATCTCAAAGAGCTTTCCTTCCGCTTCCTGCATAAGGTCTTCCACATCGATCGACTCATCAAAAGCCTTGCCCTGTATCATAGCAGTGAAGGAGATCAACTCACGCGCCAGATATTTTTGGGCGATGATACGGGCATGATATTCGATATGGGCACTACTGGCCACCTTACTGGTCAGCTGGGAAATATAGAACGGGCCACCTACCTCTTCCAATTCGCCTCGCTTCTTCAGTTGCTCAGTGACGGTCAGCATATCCACCGGACGCTGGCTGATCGCCAGATCTACGATAGCTGCATAAATTTTCTCATGTGCCTTCTCATAGAAACTCTCAGGTTTCAATATTTCACTAACGATGGAGTAGGCATCCTTTTCAAGCATCAGAGCACCTAACACCGCCTCTTCCAACTCGCGGGCTTGTGGTTGCAAACGTCCCATATCGGGTACTACAACCTGTTTCTGCCTCCCTTTTCCTCCTGTATTTTTTCCTCTTTCTGCCATTTGTTCTAATTGTTATCGGGCATCAAATGTACTACTTTTTATCCGGTTCTCCGAACCTTGCAAAAGAGAAATACGATACTCCTTTGGAGTTTGCCGGGTTATACTTTCAAATTGCTTGATAAAGTATGGAACATTACCATAGCCTGATTCGTCGGCTATTTGAGAGACACTCAAGATTCTCCATATTTAACAGAAGAAGGATATTCTTCAAAACTAATTTGTCGCTTGATCTTTATTTCCGAATAGTTGGTCTTATCTTCCGGATAAAATGTGGACTCCCCGGACTTTTATCGTACCTTCGCTGAAATAGTCAGTAGTAACGTTTAATTCCTGCCTATCAGTAATTACAATATTATTTCCGGAACTCCATTCGGATGGCAAGGTCCATTCTAATCTGTCAACAGGAATATCAGAACTCCCGTTCTTCGTTTTCATGATTTCAATATTTAAAAGTAATAAAACAATCCTATCGACAAACCGTGTAATGATTCGAAGTAATATTGTTTCCCTCCATATGTATCATTTACACTTCCATCGGATCTTATCCAACGTACACGCTCTTCAACCCGGTATAAGCTGTATTTATATTTCAATTCACACCCTACATGTTGGAACCGATAGGCAATGCCGACTTGAGGAGACAAGCCATAAGCATTATACTTTTTCTTCAGAAAAAAATGGTCAGTCCATTTATTTCCATCCCACTCTGTAAGATATTTAATATCTCTTTTTGAATGTAAATAGCTAAAACCCATACCCCCGAATACGTGGATGCCTTTCCAATCAAATACGGTATAATTATATCCGAGTTCCGTTCCCCAGATGCGATGCAAACAGGGAATGATATCGTCGGTCTTATGGTATTTCCGTTTTTTACTGCTGCAATCCACATAGAGAGGAACCATCAGGTAAAACGAATGTTTGTCCGTAAGTCGATACTTCACCGACAATTCAAATGTACGCTTGTCAAAAGGTTTCTCCCGATCGTCCGGAAAACCCGAATTGTTCAAAAAATTATAACCAGCCCCTATTCCCAACTTATTCCAAAAACTACCACCGTCGGTTGTTTGTCCGAAAGTCAAAGGGAGAGATAGGCAAAACAAGAACAATAATTGTAAAATCGTTTTTTTCATACTCCGCAATTTAAATAATTAAGAAAATTCATCAACCAGCAACGAGAGAAGATTCATCAATTTTCATTATACGAATCCTAAGGCACAAAGTAAAGACATCAATACATTCTTCCTCCTTCCGACAAATTGATGCTCATAATAAAATATGATAACGCAAATATATATTTTTTTATTTATAAATCATAATAAAAATCAGAGATTCGGTAGAATCCCGACAAGAATCCTACCGAATCTCCTTTTATCAAAAAGACAGCACTATCCCATGAAAATCAGATTTGTACCCTATCTATTTGAAACTATCCGCAAGGGTAATATTTTTCAACATTCAGTTTGATCGTAAAGGCCCTCTTTTCCCTATCTAAATGTCAAAAGAACAGATCACATCGATTTGCCGAATCGGGAAGCATCCACCGCTTCATGTTGCTTTTTCTTATAACCGCCGAACTTCCAGACAAAAGAAACCGTTACACAACGTTGGTCGTCCAGTTTCCAGAGGCGGCTGTATTGGCCGGACTGGTTGATTTCCATCGTATGAGGCATATTGCTACGGAAGATGTTGTTACATTTCAGAATCAGAGTAGCACGATCGTCGGCAAACTGCCATTTCAATGCAGAAGACACATCATAGAGATGACCGAGATCATAGATTCCCTGCACGGCTCCGGTAACGAAATAGCCATTCAAATCCAGCTTCAAATTCGGACGAGACTTGGAAAGGGTAAACGTATTATCCATCTTGAACTGCCCGGTGTATTTCTCATTATGGAAAGACAGATCATGAAAATGGTCCAACTTCTCCTGCATACGCTGACCGGACAAAGTCACTTGGCTGTTCCAGAACTCGCCGACCCGGAAAGGAACGATCACCCCTACACCGAATTGCAACTGGTAGTCCATGTTCTCATACCGGAAAACGTTTTTCAGTTCCGAGGTATTCTGATAAGGCAACTGGGCGAAATAATCGGGCACATAGTCACAAAAAGCCAGAATCGTATATTTCTGCTTCAGGATATAAATCAACTGCCCGCTATAAGAACGGTAAGGCTTCAGGGAAGGATTGCCCAAGATAACGGAATAAGAGTTGATCGGGCTTTCCTGCGGCGTCACATCCCAATAGGACGGATAGGTTTTGTCGCTGCTTATGTCCAATTGGATGATGTGCATCGGATTGACCGTATAGCTGAGTGTCGCATTCGGGAATAAGGTCCAATCATTCCAAAGTGTGGATTTCATCCCGTTAGAGGTATAATCCGATTTAAAGTATTCAACTTTCAGAGAAGCTGTTGCAGAGAAATGCGAACCGAAATCCTTGGACACCTCCAAGAAGGCATTTCCACTATACTCTTTCTGGCGGTTATTTTCAAGTTCATCAAGAGCCGATTCATAGCCGTTACCTTTATTATATAGATAATCGATATAAGTCTTCGAAGAGGTGAAACCGCCGTGGACACCGTAATTCAGTGCCCACCCGGTTTCAAAAGTGTGGCTATGGTTAATAAATAGTGCTCCTTGTGAAATATCCTGCTTGGAATTATTCTGCATATCCGTCACTGTCGTTTCATGGCTTTGATCGACAAATGTCTGGAAGCCGGGTGAATGATAACGCGTAAAATCCGCACCCGCCATCAGTCCGGAGTTACCGTCATATTGAATACGGACATTGTGCAACGCACTGTTTCCCTCTATGTATGTACGGCTCAGGCGTTCTTCCACCGGCTGTCCGGATTTCAATGCCTGGAAGGTTGTAACGGCCGTCCGCTCAAGATCGGATTTGCCGGCCGTAAGATAGTAGGCGGCAGAGAGCCTGTCGTCATTTTTGAAAGTATAGTCCATACCTAAACGCATCGTTCCATCTATGCCGCTCCGGGTGCCACGTCCCGATTGGTTGACCTCCGTTACCTGATCTTTCAGGGTATGGAGGGCCTGGATCTCCTCTCCCATATAGTTCCGTCCCTTAGCCCCATTGGCTAAGAAATCTATATTGAAACGGGATGTGGAGTAAAGCAAGTTGCCATGGACTTTCCCCTCCGCATAATGGCGCTGCAAATAATCGACACCGGTTTCTCCTTGCAAAGTATTCCTTTCGACAGTTTCCTTATCTAATACGACATTGATCATAGCTCCTTTGATATTATACTTGGCTGGTGCATTATACATGATCTCTACGTTACATACCCGCGAAGCAGGAATTGTCTTCAGCAAACCGACTAACTGATCGACCGACATCGTGGTCAACTGCCCATTGATCACAATGCTCGGACTACCGGCTCCCAACAGTTGGACAGCATCGTCCGTACTGATCACACCGGGTATCTGTTTCACCACCTCGAACGCATTACTGACCGCCTTATCTTTCATCAATTGGGGCACGTCGTATCTCAAAGCGCCGTTTTCCACTTTGACCTGCGGACGTTCGGCTTTTACCACAACGCCTTCCAGTTCATAATCTTTTTCAGTCAGGCTTATCGTACCGGCATCAGCAGTCGAGATTTTTTTACAAACCGGCTCGTACAGCAGATGCTGGAACAACAAACGATAGTTCGGACCGGCTTCCTTGTTCAACATGAATGCCCCGAGACTATCCGTAACGACTGCATCTATATAAGTAGAATCCAATGTTTGCAACACGACAGCCACCCCGTCTACCGGTCGTTCTTCTTTATCGACCACTTTTCCATGAATCCAGTTCTGCGCTTGTAACATCCCATTACCGGCAGTAAGTAAAACCAGAGAGTAATAAAGTATTCGTTTCATTTTCATTCGTTTTTTTATCAACACTGCAAAGGAAAAGACTTCAAAGGAGAAACTATGTTATCACTCGCTTACGGAGTGTTATTTAGTATTATCGCCGAGATAAGGAGCAATAAGACCGGTAGCTTATCCGATTACCGACCCCGTTTTGTCAGCCAAACTGAGGGAAACAGGAAAATGCGATAAACCTCAACTTCCGGAGAGTCTAATATTTACGAACAATGCCGAGCGCTCATTCTAATATACTAAGAGCCTGTTTAAATTTTGCATTTGTTGGTTGTGAGAGTTGTATTGAGGATGTTT